GTAGTGCCAGAAGCGACCCGTGCTGTGATCGAATCGAAATCTACACTTCGCCACACCAGCATCGAAGTCGATGCCGGGTTCGTCATAGCGCACGCTCTGATTGTGGTTGTAGTAGACAGACTGGACGCACTTGTTCCCGGCTTCCAGAACGCCGTCGTCGATCGCCATAGTGTCAACCGAGGACAGACTGATAAAATCCTGGGGTTGTGCCCCCGTAATCAATCCGGCACTGAAATCTTCGAAGTCCACCTCCGGTGCTTCGACCTTGAGTTGAACAGCATCACCCACCGTTTCGGTATCGTCGTGTGTGCCACCGTCCTCGAAGTCTTGCCCCTCGTCGAACAGCACCTCTAGCTCATCCGTGTCGGCGGTCGCGTGGAGATCTACTTGAACCGAGTGGCCGTGAGGGACATCAATGGAATCCTCTTCCGGCGTCCATGAATCAACGACCAGCACTTCCTTGGCTGTGCCGATCTTTCCATCGGGTACGCGACCGCCACCTCGAGCTACGCCAGCTTCGATGAACTGCTGCTTGTTGACGGCCGCACGCGGCATCGCCCCGCCACCGCGCATGACTCCGGCTGCTACTGTGACCACTGATCACCTACAGCATTCTTGCGTTGACTCGAAGCCGCTTCAATTCCTCTACCGTGCTAACGGTCGCCACGGGTCGCATCCAGAAAGCAGCTTCACCGGACCCCTGCTTCGTTACGAAATCACCGAGCGAATAATCGTTCGTGAGTGCGGTCGTCAGATCGAGGTAGGTTGACTGAACTCCACCCGTCGCGATGATGGCTGACTCATAGATTCCTTGGTTCGCGACTTGCTGCACGAAGATGACATCGCCCTGCGTGAACCCAGTCGTGTCTTCGAGATAGATCCTCGACGGTGGAGATTCAGACAAGCCGCTATCTTCGGAGACGGTCGAGTAGATCGCTGCTTCCAGATCTCTGATCGGCAAGCACGTCCCGACACTCGCTCCGGCTGAATAGCTGACGGCTCCGGAGGTGAGCCCGCCGACCGTGACGCCCCAGGTGTCCGCGTCCCAATCCCATCGGTCTGTCACGACGTGTCCGGAGGTGGTTGCGAAGGTCACGTACACGCCATCTTCGAGCAGCGTTGGACTGGTGCTGCACTCGACTCCGGTAGCGACCCAAGAGGAGTCGCCGGTCCTCGACCACGAGAAGGTATTCGGAGAACCAACCCCGTCAATCTCGACGCGGTACTGGCGGTTCTCGTTGCCGTTGTAGTTCCCTGATTCGGTCAGATTATCAAGGCCGGTTCCGGTGAAGACCACCGTGCCGAAGGCCCGTTCCTGAACCGCCGTGATCGTACCCTCGTCGATGTTGTCAAGGTCTTGGATGTAGCACGGATTATCCACCGGCCAGTCAGCCGAAGCGAGATACCGCACCGGGAAGAACTTCGAGGTTGCATCTATGGCGACGGTATTGGTCGAGCGCTCGCGACGACCTTGGACGGGTCGCCACTCAGCAGCATCAGCCACCCCGCCATCGTCTTGCGTGATCTCGACCTGCTCGTTCGAGTCGGCCGGCCAGTCGGTGTTGGTCGTGTTGCCCCTCGCGCCGATCTCGAATTCATCGTCGAGCAGAGTGCCGGGTTGCCATGCCGCAGCGGGGATCGTCAACCCGCCATCCGGAGCGGTGAAGTCAGAGCCGACCGCGCCGCGCCACGATGAGTCGGCGTCGATCTGTGGATGAAGAGAAACGGCGTTGTCTCGATACGCCTCGGCTTTCACTTCGAATTGCGTCGATGAGTAGAACACGACCGTGTAAAGCTGACTGACGGCGGCCACCGCGAAGGTCACATAGTCGAGCAATCCGATTCCGGTTCCGGCGCGTTGAACTGGGTTGGTGAACTCCGGATGATCATCGAAGAGTTCTATCTGTCGAGTGACGCCTGAATAGTTTCTGAGCCACCCCTTCGTCGCCGTGCCGGTCTGCCCACGTTCGACCGCGCCGATATAGTAATGTCCGTCTTCGCTTTCCTGAATCGTGCTGCTGTAATCGAGGTTGCCTCCGGCATCTTCGTAGAACTCAACCGGGTAGAGGTAGAAAAAGTAGAGGTACGGCCATCGGGTCGTGAGTACCTCATCCCAGAAGATCGCCCTGCCGCTGAAGTTGTCAGTCGGGTAGAGCATCGCCAAGATCGAGGTGTTGTCACGGAGCGCACGTTCCACGATGGAGGTGATGTTCTGCTCCCATCGCTCCTCGGCGTTGCACGATTCATTCGACGGTCCCTGATATGACGGAATCGTTTCTCGATCCTGCCCTGGATACGGACCATAGGTGTCCTCGTACCAAGTGATCAAAGCGGAGACATCTTTGTAGCGCGAGTTGGTGTCGGCCCCATCCCAGGTCGAGTACATTCGGTAGATCCGAGACGTGAGCGTGTCGGTCACTTCCGACATGAGCGACAACTCGCACTTGATCAAAACCGGGATCTGTCCCAACTTCGCTTTGATCTTGCCGATGAGAATTTCGAGGAGGCAAACATTGCGACCGGAAGTACCCGCGCCGTCGGAACCGATGATCGCGCCGAACCCCAACCCAACGGGGTTCATCTCGTTGGAATTGGATACGGCGTTGGTGGTGTTCCCGAACGACAAGATGGACTTGCAATTGCCCATGAAAAAGCCGTAGATGTCGTCGTGTTCTGATTGGAATGTGCCGAATGCCCAATACCTCATATCGCCCCCCTACACCGTCAGCCCGCGTGAACGGAGATTGGCGAACCGCATATCTCCCGGTGATGCGCTGGACGGGACGTTGACTCGGACCCAGAAGAACGCATTGCCAGATGAAGTGATCACGCCGCTGGATTGACCGCTCTCAGTCAGAGTCAGTGGACCGCTCTGCCACGTACCGGGAGCGCCCGTCACGTCCGGTGCGAACTCGATCCAATCGTCACCTTCGCGGACGTTGATCGTGAAGGTCTTCGAGGTCGGGTCGCCGTTATCAATCAACGAGATCGACAACCCCGGCAGGGCATCGGACCCATCGATGTAGCCGGCCACTCCGTACTCGTACATCGTCTCGTCAAGGGCGGCATCTTCAATCGCCTTCACGGCGCCGCCGCCATCCTTGTTCACATAGACGTCAACCGTGTCAGTGGCGAGATCCTGATAGTCAGCGAACGTCAGAACATAATCTCCGGGTGTCGCCAGGGCGTGGCGGCCGGGATCGCTGTGGTTCTTCAAGAACGCAACGAACTCATCGACATCGTTCCCGCGAATGAAGAACCCCGGCAGGGAATAGACCTCTGTTTCGGATGAGGACTCGCTGCCGACATTCACCGCGGCGATCCGTCGCTGCGTCGAGAGTTCGCCAGCTTCAATCGTGCCGACGTTGAACCGCCTCGCGACCGCGCCAGCACCATCCATGAACCCGCCGACGCTGACCTTCGCCGTCCACCCTGATGCCAATGAAGACGAGAACACGATGCCGACTCCCGGCACCACATCTTCGTTGATTGTGGCGTCATCAGCGACGACGGTCTTCCCCGTCTGGACGTGTTCGTTTTTCGGGTCTGAGCAAGTCACGTTCACCGTACTCGCTCCGGTGGCTGCGACCGTGTAGTCGCCAGCGATCGCCTCTCCGTTATCGAGCCATGAGATAGAGAGGATCGGAGTCGAGATGGTGTTCTCGAATCGACTCTGTAGTGAGGCGTCCGGATCGCTCGGCGCGCTCGCATCTCTGAATTGGATCTCGCTACTCATAGTCGCCTCCTAGAGTCGAAGCAGAAATAGATCACACTTGTACTGAATGAAGATGGGATCGACGGCTGTGCCGTCCGTTTTCCCAGTCGCGTAGTCCTCGTTGTATGGCATGAAGATTTGTTCATGCCGCGGCCCGAACATGCAGAGGATCGTCGTCGCACTTCCGGGCGTCAGCTTCACCGTCACCGGTCCCGCCCCTTCCATCAGCGTGATGAGGGTTGCGAGATCAGCTCCGGCGATCAGCCGCAGCCGGATCCGCAGGAAGCTCTTAGCCTGAGTTCGGTTGAATTGTGTGGTAACGGGCTCGCCACCGATCGCAACGGCATACGCGGCATCCTGGGCGTCCTCAGCGTGCCTTTCGAGCATGATGGGGGCCGTGTCGAATAGGAGCTGGACCGCGTCTCGCTCGAATCCAGTTTCGTTGATTGCGAATGCCATTCCCCACCTACCCCGTCGTATCCGGAATTCGTCCCTCGATCGCGTCCTGAACCGCCTGGTTCCAACCTTCAAGATCGAGCTGCGGTTTGATGAGGATCGTCGTGTCCTCGATCCGCTTCACCCACTTGCCGAACTCGACCGTGCCGGACTCCAGCCCCTTCGTGATGCCCTGCGTGAATCCATGCGTCAGAGCCGCCTCGGATTCTTTTCCGGGCTTCGACCACTCAATGCCTTCGATCATTTTTCCAGCGGCGTTGATATCGTTGTGGAACACCTTCCAGTCCTCGGTCATTTCGTTGATCGCCGGGTTCACTTTCCCCTTCAGATCCTTCGCCATTTCGCGGATCCCGTGAGGCAGCTGGACGTTGTTCTCCTTCGCTAGCTTCAGCCACTCGAGGAGCGTGCCACCGAACTCCGTGCCGAGCTGGTTGATATCGATGCCGTGCCCCTTCATATCCAAGTATTGGTCATTGACTTTCGTGAGCTCATCGACGATATCCTCGGCGGTGTACAGACCAAGCTCCTCCTTGAGAAGTTCGATCCGATTCTCGTGAGCATCATCCACCTTCAACATCGCTGTGTAGACTTGGCGCTCACCAACCGTCATCTCACCGAAGATCTCCTCGGCGATCGTCAGCTCGCGCTTCTTGACTTCGACAACTTTCTCTACTGCCTTCGCCTGTTTCATCGCCAGGTCAAGGAGCTGTGCAACGCGGCCGGCGTTGATCTCCGTTTGCTTGTTGACGTACTCCCATTCCTTGCCGGTGAGGTTGAGTTGTTTCTTCAACAAGTCGAGCTGGAATGTCGCATCATTCCAAACCTTCTCGCTTGTCGCCAACTCATCGATGTAGTCCGCCTGAGTGTGGGCGACGAGATCGAACAACTCATTCATGCCGGTGAGCTCGTTGACGAACGGCCGGATCCACGAACCGATGGCCACTCCGACCAGCAGCGCAGTCGCCGCGAGCGCAGCGCCGAAGGAGGTGAAGATGAGGGTTCCCCACTTCGTCACCGTGAACAGCGCCTGCATGACGGTCTGCGCCTTCACCGCCGCTACTGCCACAGATCCCATCCCCGGCAACATCGATGCCGATATGAGATTTGTGGCCGCAGCCGCAGCCGGCGCCGACGCTGTCATCGAGATCGTGGCCGCGTTGTATTTCGTGACCGCAGCCGCGGCCGCAGCCGCAGCGAGTGACACCTTGCCATAGGCCCAAATCATCGGACCGATGGCGATCACGGCAAGCCCGAGATTCGTCACCAGCATCCGGCCGGCAGGGTTGAGCTTGTTGAGGAGGGCGGTCATGTTCTTGAATCCCTGGCCGAGCTTTTCGACGAGTGGGATGAATGTCGGCATGACTGTCTCACCAAGCACGATGAAGGTGTTCTGGATATCGGCCAGTGCCGCGTTGAGCTTGAACTTCGCCGTCTGGCTCGCCACCTCAAAAGCGTTGTTCAGATCGCCGGTCGTAGTATTCGCCAGCGAGTCGAAGATCTTCTGGTTATTCGCAGCAGACTTCCCGACAATGGAGAGGACACCATTCAGGGCGCGAACGTTCCGGAATACCTTCTGCATCGATTCTTCGTTGTCGCCGAAGGTGTCCCGCAGTTTCATCAGGAGAGCGATCAGGCCTTGCTCCTTGAGGATCACTTTCAGATCCTGCATGGACATCCCGTACTTGGCCATCTCGTCGGCCGCTTGCTTCGTGGGTTTGAGGATGGTGGCGAGAGTCGAACGCAGAGCCGTAGCCGAGAGAGCCGCATTCAAACCGAGCCGGGTCATCACTGAGAGCGCCGCGCCGACTTCATGGAACTCAACTCCAAGTTCGGCAGCGACTGGGATGATGGCACCGATCACAGGCGCGATCTCTGACGCCTCGGCCTTTCCTTCTCGAACCGTTGCGACGAGAACTGCTGTCGCCATTTCAGCGGAGAGGTTCGCGGCGCCGTATGCGTTCATCGCTGACGTCGCGGCATCGGCCACGACCGCCGTCTCTCCCAGTCCTGCGGCCGCTCCCATCGCAGACGCCTTCAACGCATTGAGCGCTTCCTCTCCTCGCAACCCTGCGGAGGTGATGAAGAACATCGCGTTGGCAAGTTCGGTGGATGTTTTCCCTAGCTCTGGCGCGAGCTCCTTGATGTCTGCCTTCCAGGCATTCACTTGATCTTGCGCCACCCCGACCAGGCCGACGATGTGTTGCATGGATGTCTCGAAGTCCATTGCCATTTTGATCGCTGCGCCGCCGACGAGTGCCATCGGCAGACTCATCTTCATCGTCATCATCTGGCCGACCTTCGACATCTGCGTCCCGATCACCTTCAGCCGTGATGCAGCAGTCGCCATTCCCTTATTGAATGCGAGCGTGTTGGCCCGCAGGAAAACGACTAGATCACCTACGACTGTGGCCATGTCAACCTCCGCCGAATATCCGGCTGATCTTCTTGAACAACTCGCCTGGCTTGCTCTGCTTCTTCGCTAACCGCTCGGCACGCCGGGCAGCCTTCGCCATGCCAGAGAGCGTGAAGTCGTCGAGCCCGTATGAACCGGGGTGTCGCTTCTCGTCTCGGTGGCGTTCGGCGTAGAGCATCGGCTGGATCGCGGCCATCGTCTCGTGCCATAGGCAATCGATTCGCTGGCGATCCAACAGGAGTTGAAATTCGCGTGGCGTCAGCGACCAGAACTCCGACTCCGAGAGTCGCAGATCGTAGCGACCGATCGCCCACAGGTCGGACCAACCTATTCGGTCTCCGTCGTTGTCGGAGGGTCCTCATCATCCTCGTCCTCCGGTTTGGTTTTCGGCATAGCGTTAGCGAACGCCTCGATGATTTTCTTGGCGACGGTGTCCGCTCCCGCTTCTTCGATCATGTCTCCGACCGCTTCCAGAGTCAGCGTCGGATCGTCGTGCAACAGGCCGGCCCACACGAGCGCCCGCATAACTCGTACCGAGCTGAAGGTGAACTCCCCCATGAGGAAGTTGATACCGGTCACCTCCTCGGCTCGGCAGAGTGCGTTGAAGGAGAGGATCAGAGTCCTCTCCCGGTCCAGGCGCAGTGGAACCTTTACTCGCGGAATCGACATTCAAATCCTCCTTATGTTCCTTCGATGAAGTCGGGCATTCCATTGATCTTGAGAGTCACCGATGATTTGAGAATCCCATCCACAGGGATGTCCTCTCCGAAGGTGACGAGATATGCAGAGAGCACCCACTGGCTCGGAGTGCCGCCGCCAGCATCGTTGTAGATGATCTGCCAGGCGGTCGTGAATTGCAGCCCGATCAGCGAGACCAGGCCGGTCGTCCCATCATGCGTCGCGTCCTTTGGAATGAAGTTGACGTCGAACGTGTGATCACCAGCCGAGACGAGTCCAGCGACCCGCTTCATCCAAGTGATGTCTTGGGACGGTGCGTCGTGAGTCGCTTGCTCGATTCCCGGGCCGGCTGCGTCAACGACTTCCGCGATAGTCGTGAATACGGGAGCGACCGCAATCGTCCAGTAATCCCCGAGGGTGTGTCCGGTGGTGGCTGCGAACTCGATCAACAAACCGAGCTCCATTTCCATCTCGGTTGCGGCGCCAGCGATGGGAATGTTCTCGGCTTCCCAAGTCACGCCGCCATCACGCGACCACTTGTAGGTGTCGACCGTATCTGCGAGATCGATCTCGACCCAATAGGCGGCAGTGCGATGTCCTTGATAGACGCTTGCCGCATCCATCGTGAGATCGTCCAGCCCCGAGCCGACGAGCGTTGGTGCACCGGTGGTCCCGGTCCCATCGCCCATCTTCAAAAGCGTTCCGTGAGAACTCAGTGGTTGTGTCATGGCTTAGGTCCCTTTCGTGAAGATCGGCTGGCCGTTGATCTTAAGGGTAACGCTTGATTTGAGAATTCCGTCGACCGGAATATCCTCACCGAACGTCACCAAGAAAGCATCCCATGTCCAGAACGAAGCCGTGCCAGCACCGGCATCGTTATACAAGAGCTTCCAGCCCGTGACTTGCTGCAAACCGATCAACGACAACAGACCCGTTGAGTCATCGTGTGTCGCATTCTTGGGGATGAAATTCACATCGAATGTGAAGTCGCCGGCAGACACGAGACCGGCCACTCTCTTCATCCACGTGATGTCCTGCGATGGCGCATCGTGGGTGGCCTGTTCGATACCTGGTCCCGAACTATCGACGAGCTCGGCGACGGTCGTGTATGGACCTCCTCCGCCAAGCGCTCCCATCTGAAGCAAGACTCCATGCGAACTGAGTGGTTGAGTCATCTCAATCCTCCCTGGGCTGAACCGCCCGTGTCAGTGGATCTCCGCCAGGTCCGACGAGTCCGGTGTCAATAATCTCCTCCTCGGGCACGGTCGGCGAATGAGCGTCGGCAGCATGCTCGAGGGCGGTGTGATGAGTGACGGTTGAGAACGCGCAGAACAGACACTCGTAATTCGGCAGACCCTTCCAGATCCCGGTTGTGTATAGCTTCCCCTCGAACTCACCTACCGGAACGCCTTCAGATGTAGCCTGTGGCGTGCCCGTGGACGCCTGGTCCTCTGTGGCATCATCCGAGGGCGTTTCCACAGCTTTCATCTTCGCGGCCTTAGAGGGCTTCCTACGCGCTGGCTTCTTTTTCTCGGTCATGGTGTCTCGACCTCCTTCGTGGCTGCAAAGTTAGCTATGAAAATCCATCGGTCATTCCCGTCTCGCTCAAGAAGGAACGGCGACTGGAGAGCGGCGACTCGTTGATAGAAAATCGTGCTCAACGTTTCGTTCACAATCCCATCAAGCTCATCCCATATTTTCTGAATTTGGTTGCGCCCCGTTTCGTAGTCAGCGGACCGGCAGAGGAGTTGGAAGCGCGGACGCTCACCGCCCTGCGCCGACGAGTGAGCGGCCCCATCGGTCTGGTTCCTCAGCGGGGGTTCGCCTCCGTATTCCACGAGGGCGCAACACTCTGATGGTTCTGGTGGAAGTCCACCTTTGAAAAGGTCTGTCCCGATGGTCGCAAGTCCGGCCGTCTGGATCGCGGTAGAGATCTCATTAAGCAGCATGAACCTTCAACCTTGCCCGGAGGCGAGCGGCCACCGATTTGTCCAGCACTGCCGCTCGAGCCAGCGCCGGCCGTTCAAGATATTTCGCCTGGCCGACCGTGTGCTGATAGTTCAGCCGCTCATGCTGAACAATCGCATACGGAACCGCGGGCCCGCCATAGCCGAGAACGATGAGGACTCCTTCGTGATCCTTCTGCGGGTCCTGGACCAGGCCGCTCGCCCGGAGGACTCCGCTTTTCACCGGGACAAATGACGCCTTCGAATTCCCCATGATCTTCCAACCCTCAAGGTAGAGAGCTCGGCCCATCTCGAACTCGAGGTTGATGCCCAGCCGCTCGAACTTTGCGAGCAGTGCGGGAATCCCCTCGACGATGACATTCACACCGGTGATGCTCATACGAAAACCACCTCGTGATGCGGACCGTCCTCATCCGGGTAGAGAATGATCTGTAGAATTTTCGGCTGCGATCCATCTGGCAGCGTGACCAAATCACGGACATCCCAACCAACGACAGACTGCACGTAGATCTGTGCGGTGGACACGACTTCGCGGATCGTCCCTCGCGCTTCGCCGCTACCCTGCAGCCGAATCATTTGTGGCTTGTGAACCACCCGGCAAAGCAAGGTCGTGGCGCCGCCATGTGCCGGCTGGCCGTAACCATCCTGGCTGGCGTACGGCTGGCGAATCACCTCGTCGTTGTAGAACTCCTCGAACTCAGACTCCCAGCTCATCGCGCTCTCCGAGACAGGAGTGCCCGGGCGCCGGCCGGCAGGCGATCAACCGAGACCTCTCCATCGGCCGCGCTCTTGTAGCTGATGGCGAGATCGCCAACCTTCTTCGACTTCACGGAGCTGTCACGCTTGCTCGACCGGTACCAGTCAACGACGGTCTCAATACAGGCTTGCTCGATGTGCGGCGGGAGATTCGGAGACGGCAGGCCTGGCGTGATGTAGCCTGCTTCGTAGGTCACGACGTAGAGCTTCTTGCCGGTCAGCGGAATCGCTGCCGGTTCGGTGTTCCACCCGACCCATGCCGATTGAGTCCAGCCGGCCGCCCGGTAGAGAATCCCGGCATCAGCATCGTGGATCTCGAAGTCGGTGATTGGCGAGCTCTCACACAGGACCGTCGTCACTGAGATGATCGGTGTCTGCGTCAGCATCAGCAGCGGGTGATCTGATCCGTTGACCGACTCCTGATATGTCTGCTTCGCAAAGACGTGCTGGACATACTCTTCAATCGCGCTCGTAGCCGCGCCGATCAGCCGCTCCATCTCTGCATCGAATTTCGTGGAGCTAACACCGAGAACCCCCTTGATGGCGGCTGTGGTTGTGAGGTGTCTTGAGTCGGCTTCGACCGTGACCGTGACGCTCATCTCACTCTCCCTTCGTTACTGCGTGGTTGCGGGTGATCGGTTTGTTCTTTGAGTGCGGCGGCGTTGCCCTGATCGCTACGCCCAACGCTTCCCATATCGCGGCTTGACCCCGGCTGACAGTTACCACGTCGCCGGGTTTGTATTGCTCGAAGTAATCGATGAACCTCATTTGGAATTTGGTTCCTGCCATGCGTCCTCCGAAATGAGCGGCGGGACCTCCGCGAGGAGGCCCCACCACAGTTGGTAGATTAGGGCTTCGGTTTCCCTCTGCCCCTCGGCTTCGCTCTGGCCTTCGGCTTGGCTCTCGCTTTCGCTTTCGGCCTCGGCGTTGTCGGCGATTTCGGTTCCGCCTTCTTCTCCAGTGGGTTGCCGAACTCATCGAGTCCCGGAG